AAGACATATTTAAATAACCAGGCACTATCAGGAATTGAGAATTGAGTTGGAGAGAAATGATTTATATTTAATTTTTCTGCAAACAGAGGAAGAGTTTTTTCCTCAAGAGGATCTTGTAATTTTGCTCGTTGAAAATCTTCTTTCAATATCATGAGAGCACATATAATTATGTGAGATTATATGTAAAGTGGATTATCCAGTTTGGATAATATTATTTTTTTGATATATCTGTTCTGGTACGCTTAGATCCGATTGTAACGACATCAGCTTTTTTGTTCTTTATATGTCCTTCAAACCATTCGATAAATGCTGCTCTTGGATATAAAATTTTATCTCCTAATCTAAAATGAATTGGTCCTTTATCTTGTAGTCTCCATTTTTTTAATGTGTCTTTTGGTATTTGAAAATCTTTTTCAATGTCATGATCAGTTGCAGTTTGTTTTTCTTTTTTCCAATCTTCAAACATTATTTTCTCATTTTTCTTTTAGTCATATCTAAAATGTTTGCCTGGTCATCTTGTAATTTTTTCATGACATCAGTTTCTTTTTTAAATAGTGCTGACATAATTCCAGTTTTCTTTTTTGTTTCTTCATTAATTTTTTTTGTAATCTCTTCAACTTTATTTAATAAACTTTTAACTTCAGCTTCAGCTGCTTGTTGTGCTTTAGCAACTTCTAATTCTCTTTTAAGCTGCTCTTCTTCTCTAACTAATTTAAAAGATGGTATTGATGATTTTAATTTTGTTTTATCTACAACAGCTTCTGGATTTAAAACTGAAATTATTGGTGTAATAAAAGTTGGAGTAAAATCTTTTAAAATAAATTTATCTTCTCCAGTTACATAAGGATCTGGATTTATTAAATTAGCTTTACCTCTTATCTCTTCGTACAAACCAAAATAATAATATTCTTCTATTACATCAGGAAATGGCTCATGCTCTTTTCCAACTATACATAATTGATTATTTACATTTTCTTCTTTAGTTGAAGATCTATAATAAAAACAAACTTTGTTATGATACATAGATCCTCTTGCATCAATTTTAATTGCTTTAATGTCATCTCTATATAAATCTCTTGGTACTATAACTCTCTCTAATTCAGATTGCGCTGCATAAGCGTATAGTTGTCCTGGAGCATAATAAGTTTCTAACTCTACAGTTTTTAATAAATTCACTTTACTCCAAATAGGAATAAATTTTTTTTCAAACATTAAATCAACTGGATCACAATTTAGTTTAGCTGCATATTCTTCTGCAACTTGTTTAGATATTTCTCTGTTACCTGATGTGTGATGATAAATTGTAGGAGCTGCTATTCCTGATCTTTCAGAAAATTCTTTAGCATTTAATCCATAAGTATTTAAATAATCTGAAAATAATTTATTTGGAGATCTATTAACAATAGTTTGATCAGTAGTTTTCCAAGCTGTTACAAACTTTTCTTTTAAAGCTGCTGCTTTACCTGGATTTTTTTTCTCACTTATTTTTTGAATAACTCTATCAAAGACAGCATCTTCAGGACCAAAAACAATTAATCTTTTTTGATCATCATCTTTTTCGCCAGCTTTTTTTTTATATAAAAGTAAGACATCTGCTTTTGCCACTCCTAATAATCCTTGAGGAGCTATCTTGACAATTTTAAAATCTATAAGTTCAGCAACATTATTCCAGTTACCAGCTTTTCTCTCTTTTATAGGAGCTTCCATCACTTTTATATAAACCTTCAACTTAAAGTTTCAAGTATTTTATCCAATGTGGATAATACAATTGACAAGTTATCTCGCTTATGTATGCCTCAAAATATGCCTAGAAATCAATATTTTGACCAATTGGTTACTCCTTTTAGTTATTGGCATAGAAATCAACATAATGGGATCGCTTATACAGATCTTGATATGTGTTCTATTTGTCCAGCGTGTGCAGCTCCACTTTTTCTGGCTGATCATATTTACAATAAAGACAATAAATTTAGATCTAAATCAAACTGGCTTTATAAACCATATAAGATCCTGGCCAGAGCAGCTAAAATACCTTTTTTCACTATTTGGTACACTGTTGATGAAAACACTGAAAACAGAGAAATCACTGAATTTCATGTCCGTAATAACCTCACAGGTGGCCGTATATTAAGATTAGAGCCTGATTGGATGCTCCAGTACCTAGAATATAAAGTGATCCAACATATTTCAGATTGCCAATCAAAAGATTACTTATTGAAAAGAGTTACAGAAGCAAATGATCATAACAACAATTTTTTAAGGCAAGATAATTATGTCAAAATTTTACTTAACAGATCCTAATATAAACAGTTTGCCAATTACAGATCTTCAATTCAGGATCTATCAATATCTATGTTCCAACTACAATGTAAAAAGAAAAGAAGCATTTGTAAGAATTGTAAATATTGCTGGACAGTTTCAATTAACAAAAGATGAGGTCCAGGAAGAATTAATTAATTTATCTAAAATAAAACATTTAAATCTTCCATTAATTAGTATGAACAAGGATGAGCATTATATTAAATTTGACATGCCAGCTCATAAAAAATTTATAGAAGCAATTGGATTTAAAAAGTTTTCTAATCATGGTTGGAGAGTATTAAATGGACATCTTAAAGAAATAAATACAAAGATAGTTAAAACAGAATATTTGTATCCTAGATTAGATCAGTATGAGCTCTATGATCAGCTGCAAGATTTGCCAACAGAAGAATTAAATAAAATTAAAAAAGAACAATTACAATATCCATGGGTACTAAAAAATGTCATCAAAAATAGAGCATGATCTTGATCAATATTTAAAGGTAAGAAAAAACTTAGAAATTATATTTGATGATGCTGGAAGAGCTGAAAGATTTATTAAAGCTCCTAATAATAGAAATGTACCATCAATGTATCAGCTAATTGAAACAAGCTATTTAAAAAGTGAGCATGGCTATTATGATAAAAAATTAAAACTAAGAGCAACGCCAAGACAAATGACTAATTATGGTTTAGCAATAGATCTATTGTTAATGGTTCAGGACTTATCGGAAGATCCTATGTTAGATAGAAAGATTTTATGGTTAAGAGCTAAAAGAAATAGTTACTCCAGGATTGGCAAGTATTTAGTTTATCATCGAACAACTATTAAACGAATGTATGATACTATCTTGGATAAGCTAACAAATAAAATTATTAAGGATTGTCTTGACATATACGACAGAAAATTTATTTAATTACATTATCCTCAAAATAAAATTAAAAAAAATCAATATTATAAAATCTTAGAGACTAGACAAATAAGCGAGCATTGTTAAAATAAAAAGGTATTGCTTTTAAAACAGTATTGTTAAGTTCTGTTTTAATATTTTCTTTTTCTCTTTTTTCTTTTTTCATACAGAATAATCTTGGTTAATAATTTCAAACAGCAATGAGATATAAGTTTAGACTGCAATGTGAAACATTAACTAAGCAAGGCAAAAGACCTTGTAATGCTCCAGGTATAATGATGAAGAATGGCAGAATAAGATGCAAAGTCCATGGAGGCTATTCAAGCGGTCCTAAGACCGCTGAAGGTAAGAAAAGATCAATACAAAATATTATTAAATACAATGAGCAAAGAGCTAGTAATAACAGACAAGATAACTGATAAGATTTGCCAAGAATTAATGCATGGTGTTCCACTTGCTAGACTTGCAAGAGCTAAGGATATGCCAGGCTTAACTAGAATTTATAAAGAGATTGGTAAAGATAAAAACTTTCTTGCTAGAATAAATGAAGCAAGAAGAATTGGTGCTCAAACTTATATTGAGAATGCAATGGATGAGTTGGAGAATGCTGACAATCGAAACATTATGATTGTTAGAGAGAAAGTACAGTTAGCCAAGTGGTTAGCTTCTAAGTTAATTCCAGTTTATGGAGATAAGCAAGAGATTAAACAAGAGACTAAGATAGAGATAGCTTGGTCTAATAATAAAGATGATGTAGTTGATGTAACTCCTGATGATGTTGAGGTCGGTATTACTGAGGCAGCGAAAAGTTAGATCTTGCGTCATGAGGTTTAGTAAAAAGTAATTCACTATAACTGCACTGCCTGGTTTTATTTTTATTGTTTTATTTACCAAGAGTAGTTTATTGATCATCAATAGAAGTCAAAATTCTGAGCAAAGTAATTGAAAAAAAGTTAAGGATACCACACCACAAAAAATGGCCTGGCTCTCTTATACGATTAATTATAGGTCAAACACACAGACACAAACACATGAACAAAGACAATAAGAAAAAGTTTCTACCAGATAAATATGAAAATGTATCTGCATATAGCTTTACAACATA